TTGAACACCAAGGGCGACGTTTTCGAGCTTGACGGCACGCGCCTAGGCCAGTTCGCCTACTCGCATGGCGTCGGGTGCCAAGGCAACTTCACCATGTTCCGCACCAACAGTGGTAACTTTGCCAGCGAAATGCAGACCTACCCCGGCCCCGGTTGCAGCATCGGCACATCAACGACGGTGCGAAACGACCCGCTATTCACCGACTATCAGGCGAGCGACAATTCAGGCGGCGCGCTGGCAACTGGTGGTGGCGACTATACATTGACCGGACCGTCACCGGCGCGCGGGATAGTGACCGTGACGGGGCTACGGTTTGACATGGCCGGTAGCGCGCGGGCTTCAACTAACGACGCCGCAGGGTGCTACGCATGACCGCCCGTATCGCAACGGCTTTCCAGTAGGAGAAACATAATGTTTGTATTCCGCCCCATTACATCGGTGACGGTCGCAACGTCCACCACAAGCGCAAACGCGGCACTACCGACAACCGCAACACACGCGCGCTTCTACAACGCCAGCACAACTGCCGCATGGGTAGAGTTCAGCGCGACCGCATCGCCAACCGCCGCTATCCCCGCAAACGGCACGGCCAAGGCAGGCGTGCTACTCGCACCCGGCGCAACGGAAAGCTTCGCAGTGCCAGTAGGGGCCGCATACTTCGGCGTCATCCTGCCCGCAGGCGCATCGGCTTCGACCTTGACCGTATGCAGCGGGGAAGGCTTCTAAACACCAAAACCGCCCAGTCATTACGACAGCGGAACATGAGGTTGAACAATGCGTAAAGTAGGGAAGCGTTAGGGTGGCGAACGTCACCGAACAATTCAAGGCGCAGATTGGCAAGGGACGGCCCAAAGGCGTGCCGAACAAATCGACTGCGGCAATCAAGGATATGATACTTGCCGCGCTCGATAAGGCGGGCGGCGCTGATTATCTTCTCGCGCAATCGAGGGACAATCCCGCAGCGTTTATGACGCTTGTTGGCAAGGTGCTCCCGTTGCAGTTGACGGGCGAAAACGGCGGCGCAGTCAACGTAGTGCACAGCGTTAGGCGCGACATTGTCGACCCTATCAATACCAACCGCTAGAGTTTTCCAACCGCTGTTGGCCCACGCTCGTGACAAAGGCGCATGGGGAGGGCGAGGTTCAGGCAAGTCGCATTTCTTCGCGGGATTGCTGATAGAGGATAGCGTTTGCGAGCCTGGGGATAACGGCGGCGAGGGGTTGAGGTCGATCTGCATCCGCGAAGTGCAGAAGGATTTGGCGCAGTCGTCCAAGATGCTGATTGAAAGCAAGCTGGCGGCATTCGGCTTGGGCGAGTCTGACGGGTTTAAGGTTTACCGCGATGTCATCCGCACCCCCGGCGATGGGCTGATGATTTTCAAGGGAATGAACGAATACACAGCCGAAAGCGTCAAGTCGCTCGAAGGCTTTAAGCGCGCATGGTGGGAAGAGGCTCAAAGCGCCATGAAGTCGTCAATTGGGTTGCTACGCCCGACGATGCGAACGCCGGGTTCGCAAATGCTATGGTCATGGAACGCGCGCCGCAAATCAGACGCGGTCGATGTTATGCTTCGCGGGCTGGAAATTCCGACAGGGGCGACGGTGGTCAAGGCGAACTGGCGCGACAATCCGTGGTTCACGTCAGAACTTGAACAAGAGCGGGTAGATTGCCAGCGCATGACGCCCGACGATTACGAACATATATGGGAAGGCGGATACGTCACCACGGCAAGCGGGGCATATTACGCCAAGGAGCTTACGGCGGCGAAGTCTGACGGGCGCATCAGCGCTGTGTCGTTTGATCCGTTGATGACCATCCGTTTGTTTTTCGACATCGGAGGCACGGGCGCGCGAGCAGATGCCGTGTCGATATGGCCTGCACAGTTTATCGGACGTGAAATTAGGGTACGCGACTATTACGAGGCAGTCGGTCAACCTCTGGCGACGCACATCAATTGGATGCGTTCAAAAGGATACACGCCAGACCGCGCGCAAATATGGCTACCGCACGACGGATCGACACAAGACAAGGTGTATGACGTATCATATGAAAGCGCACTCAGGGCGGCGGGCTATTCTGTCACGGTGGTTCCGAATCAAGGCAAGGGTGCCGCCAGTGCGCGCATCGAGGCCGCGCGGCGCATATTCCCTGCTATTTGGTTCGATGAAGCATCAACCGAAGCGGGGCGCGATGCGCTCGGCTGGTATCACGAACGCAAGGACGAAACGCGCCAAATCGGGCTAGGTCCAGAACATGATTGGGCAAGCCATGGCGCTGACAGTTTCGGGCTATTGGCAGTGGTCTACGAACCGCCACGGAAAGCTGCGGCGCTCAAATACAACACGGACTGGGTGACATGAGCGAGCTGCTAATCGGCTGCATGGACGGCGCTGGCGAATACGTGATAGGTGACTTAACAAACCAAACGCTTTATGATATTTATAACAGCGAGGCTTGGCGTGCTAACCGCGTTAAGCTATGGTCGCGGCGGAATGTTTCGCCTTGTTCGCGTTGCACGTATGGCTAGGGGCTTGAATGGCTAAGAAAACCCCGATGGACGAAAGCGAACTTGCCGCGCTGCTTGGTATGCAGGAGCGCATGGCCGTTTCATATTGGACAAGCGAGATTGCGAGCGAGCAAGCCGCCGCGATTGATTACTACTACGGGCTATCACACGACGCGCCGAGGCCGGGGCGGTCATCGGTGGTTGACCATGTGGTTGCCGAGGTCGTTGACAATGCGTTGGCCGCGCTGCTCAAGCCGTTCGTGTCGGCGGATGATGCGGTCGTATTCAATCCGCGCAAGGCAGAGGACGAAGAGGCCGCAGACCAGGCGACAGAATACGTCAATTTCATTTTCCAGAACGACAACAACGGCTTTCTCATCCTGCACGACTGGTTCAAGGCCGCGCTGCTGGAGAAGCTGGCGACGGTCAAGATTTGGTGGCACGACAAGAGCGGGCCGCAAAAGGCGTTGCACAAGGGCATCAGCGCGATCGACGTGGAGAACATTATCGCCAAGGCAGAGGCTGGCGAGATTAAGGACTTGGAGATTACGCGCTCGCCGGACGAGGATAGCTTCGACGCGACGTTCACCGAAGAGTATGAGGACGGTTGCGTTCGGATCGAGTGCATCCCGTCCGAAGAGTTCCTGATTAGCCCGATGACGCGCAACGCAGACGAAGCGCCGTATATCGCGCACCGTGCGAAGGTATCGCGCAGCGACCTTATCGGCATGGGCTTTGACGCGAAGGTTGTTGATACGCTGCCGACGTGGAACTACGGCGTTCAGGACGATCCGCGTTCGCAGGCCCGCTACCGTGACGAAGAGTGGCAGACCTCGCAAACCGACAAGTCACAAGAGACAATCCAGATTTTGCACGAGTTCCCGTTAGTGGATTACGACGGCGACGGGATTAGCGAGCGGCGCGCGATTATCCGCAGCGGTGCGACTATCCTGTATAACGAGGTTGCGGACGACCATCCGTTCGCGTTGCTTTGCCCTGTCCCCATGCCGCACAAGGTCTATGGCTTGAGCCTTGCTGATCAGGTCATGGATTTGCAGCGCGTGTCATCGACGTTGACGCGGCAGATGCTCGACAACCTCTACCTGCACAACAATCCGCGCCCTGTTCTTACGGAGGGAGCTGAACGCGGCGATGGAACGACGCTAGAGGATTTGCAGACGACTGCACCGGGCGCGATTATTCGCACGCGCATCGGAGAGCTTGGCGCATTCCAAGTTCCTTTCGTTGGCGACAAGGTGCTTGCGGCGCTCGAATGGGCAGACCAGCAGCAACAGGCGCGCACGGGCATCAACGGGCATGGCCAGTCGCTGGATACCGATGCACTGAAAAAGCCGCAGACTGCCACGCAAGCGGCACTTGACGACAACAAGCGGAACGAGCGCGTCGAGATGATTGCGCGCATTTTCGCAGAGACCGGCGTAAAGCAGCTATTCCGCAAAATCCTACGCCTTGTCGTGACGCATCAACCGCGCGAGCGTGTCATCCGGTTGCGCAATGAATGGGTGCAGATCGACCCGCGCGGCTGGGATGCTGAAATGGACATGTCGATTAGCGTCGGCATTGGCGTTGGCAACAAGCAGGAACAAGCCGCAAGCATGGCGCAAGCGCTAGAGGTTAGCGAGCGGTTGGCGATGTCGCCTTATGCGGGGCTGGTGACGGCTGACAACGTGTATAATCAGGTGAAAAAGCTGTTCAACGCGCTTGGCATCAAGAATACCGACGCCTTTATCACCGACCCCAAGAACGCGGAACCGCAGCCCGAACAGCCCGACCCCGAGGCGATGAAGGTGCAGGCCGACGCGCAGGCGCAACAGGCCAAGCTTGCGATGGAGCAACAGAACAACGCGGCTCAAATGGATTTAGCGCGCCAGAAAGCCGCGTTGGACGCGCAGATTGCACAAGAGCAAGGCGAACAGCGGCTTGAGCTTGAACGCCAGAAAGCGGCGGCTGAAATGGAGTTGGCGCAACAGAAGGCGCAGGCCGAATTTGACCTTGCCGTTCGCCAGCAGGATTATGAGTTCGAGCTTGCCCGTCGCAGCGCTGCGCATGAGGCGGCAATGGGCGCGGTTGACCTTGCCAATAACCGTCCAGGTGGGGATTTGGACAAATGAGCCCCGAAGAGCGCCAAGCCCGTTCAATTCGCTACACCGAGCTTATGGCCGACGGTGAGTTGCGTGAGGCTTTCGACGCAATCGAGGCGCAATACACTGCCGAGTGCATGGACGCCCGCGACATTGACGAACGCAACCGGCTTTGGGTTGCCGTTCAGGTTGTTCGCAAGGTGCGGTCGCATTTCGCGCAGGCTATCAATTCCGGTCGGGTGTTAGAGCCGGATATGCAGGCGCTACGGCGCGTTAAGTAGGGTGACACGATGACAGACACTGCCCAGCCGTTCACGGCAGCAGACCCGGTTCAAGCCGCAGCGGCGCTATTCCGTGCCGTTGACAATGGAACACCCGTCAACCGTGACGAAGCGGGGCGCTTTGCCGCTCCCGAAACAATCGAACCGGAAGCCGAGGCCGCAGAGGTCGAAGCTCCCGACGATAGCGCGGAAGTTGAAGTTGCAGCGGAGGCAGCCGAAGAGGCCCAGCCGGAAGCCGCAGCGGATATGCCCGCGTCATGGCCGAAGGAAGACGCAGACGCGTGGAACGCACTGCCACCCGCCGCGCAGGCAATCATTGCCCAGCGCGAGGGACAGCGCGACGCAGCCGTCAACCAGAAGTTCCAAGAAGCCGCGAATGCCCGCCGAGCAGCAAGCGAAGCGGCACAAGCGGCAGCCTCCAAACGCGATGAATACGCGCAACAGCTTGACCAGATCATCGGTCTGATTAGCCCAGTTGCGCCAGACCCGCAGCGTTATATTGACGCGGACGGCAATTTCGACGGCAACCAATACGCATGGGACAAGGCACAGTATGACCAAGCCGCGTTGACGGTTCAGGGTTTGCAACAGCAGCGGCAAGCTATCGCCGCCCAGCAATCGCAGGCTGAACAGGACGCGGTGCGCGGGGAATGGGAGACGGACGGGCAACGCCTTGCCGTGTATCCCGACTTCGCGCCTGAGAAGGTCGCAGCCACGTTCTCGCAGATCGAAACCTATTCCAATGCAGCGGGTATTCCGGCTGGCGCTCTTGCCACCGCTACGCCCGTTGAAGTGGAAATGGTTTGGAAGGCCATGCAGTATGACCGCATGACGGCGGCAAAGGCTCGCGTTGCACCTATCGCAAAGCCCGCAGCGCCGAACGTCCGTGCTGGGGTTGCCACGCCGAAAGCTGCCATCGCCGATAGTCAACGCGCGGCTGTCATGTCGCGTCTGGAGAAAACCGGCACTCTTGAAGCGGGTGCCGCTCTCTGGAAAATGCAGATGAAAGGCAAATAGCCATGACCAAAGTAACCTCCGCAATGGCCACGTATGACGTGACCACGAACCGCGAAGACCTGACCGATGCAATCTACCGCATCACGCCGGAAGATACCCCCGTTACGGCGGCAATTCCGAAGGTCAAGGCAACTGCGGTGCTGCACGAATGGTCGACCCAGGCGCTTTCGAGCATCAACACGACCAACGCCCGCCTTGAAGGCGACGCACTGACCCGTGCTGCTTCGACCGCTCCGGTTCGCCGTCAGAACTACTGCCAGATTTCGAGCAAGGATGCGACCGTCACCGGCACGCAGCGCGCGACAAATCCGGCGGGCATCGACGATATGATGGCCTATCAGATGTCGCTCAAGAGCGT